AAGCTGGGCCAAGGTGCGATCACAAGCCTCGGGGACAATACGAAGGCGTCCAGGGTTTGTGATCGTTCTTGGCCCCTTGTTCGGGATCAGGTTCTGCGAGATCATCCGTGGAACTTCGCGGTCAAACGCGCCGTCCTCGCCTCCAGTGAAACAGCCCCCGCGTGGGGCTTTTCCGCCCAATTCCCGCTCCCTGCCGACTGCCTCCGACTGATCGAGGTCCGCGACCTCTCGACCGGCGAGTATCAGGTGGAGGACGGCCACATTCACGCCAACGCCACGGTCCTGTACATCCGCTACATCAAGCGGGTCACGGACCCCAATGTCTACGATTCGCTGTTCGTCGACACTGCCGCCACTCGCCTGGCCGCAGAGATGTGCGAGGCGTTCACCCAAAGCACCCAGAAGAAGCAGGCGCTGTTCGAGGAATACTCGGACAGCATCACTCGCGCAAAGCGTGTGGACGCCCAGGAGAACCCGCCTGCGGAGTTCGAGGAGGACGAGTGGGTTCTGGCGAGGTACTGACCCATGAAGGCCTCTCCATCCCAGACCTCATTCAACGCGGGAGAACTGTCCCCGCTGCTCAAGGGGCGCCCGAGCCTCGACAAGTTCAAGAACGGGTGCGAGACCCTTGAGAACTTCATCCCCCAGATCCAAGGCCCCGCCCGCAAGCGACCCGGCACCCGGTTCGTCGCCGAGGTCAAGGACTCCGCTGACGCCTGCCGGCTGATCCCCTTCGAGTACAGCACCACTCAAGCCTACGTGCTGGAGTTCGGAGACCTGTACATCCGCTTCTTCCTCGACGGGGGCGCCGTGGAGTCCAGCCCCGGGGTGCCCTACGAGGTCGTGAGCCCGTACACCGCGGCACAGGTGGGCCAACTCGAATACGCCCAATCGGCCGATGTGATCTACATCACGCACCCCGACCACCCACCCTACAAGTTGGCCCGGGTGAGCGCCTTGTCGTGGACCATGACTGCGGTCACGTTCGCATGGCCCCCGTTCAACGACGAGAACGTGGGCACCACGACCCTGACCGCTTCCGCGCTCACGGGGAACATCACGCTCACGGCATCCGCGAGCCTGTTCGTCGCGGGCGATGTGGGGTCGTACTTCAAGATCAGCGAGATCAGCGCCTCGAAGTACAACCAGTGGACCACAGGGGTCGCGTACAGCAGCGGCGACATCGTGTTCTATCAGGGCAACATCTACGAGTCGGGCACCACGGCGTCGGCCGGCACCCGGCCCCCGATCCACACCACGGGTGCCGAGAGCGACGGTGCCGTGACGTGGACGTTCCTGCACGATGGTGCCGGGTACGCGCAGGTCACTGCCTACACCAGCGCCACCTTGGTCAACGCCACGGTCATCAAGCGCCTGCCGACCACCAGCGCCACGACCCGCTGGTCTGAGGGCGCCTGGAGCGCACGGCGCGGGTATCCCCATGCTGTCACGTTCTACGAGGACCGGCTCTGGTTCGCTGGGTCCACGTACAAGCCTCAGACCCTGTGGGCCTCGTGCTCGGGGGACTACGAGAACCACAAGTACGGCACCAACGACGACGATGCGCTGAACTACACGATCAACACGCAGGACATGAACACGATCGAGTGGCTCGCGCCGACCAAGGTGTTGGCGATCGGCACCGCGAACGGCGAGTTCACCCTGAGCGCCACCCAGATCAGCGACCCCGTGACGCCGACCAACGTCAAGATCACGCCGCAGACGACATTCGGCAGCGCAGCCGATGTGAAGCCCTTGCGCGTTGGGTCGGTGATTCTGTTCCTGCAGCGTGCCGGCCGCAAGCTGCGCGAGTATGCCTACCAGTTCGACACGGACTCCTTCGTCGCGCCGAACATGACCGTGCTGGCCGAACACATCACCCAGACCGGTGTGGTCGAACTCGCATACCAGCAGGAACCCAGCCAGATCGTATGGGCCCCACGCACCGATGGCGTGCTGACCGGCATGACCTACGAGCGCACCGAGGATGTGGTGGGCTGGCACCGGCACACGCTCGGTGGGGTCGTGGAGTCGGTGGTGACCATCCCCCATTGGGACGGGGATCAGGATGTCACGTTCCTCTTGGTGCGCCGGACCATTGACGGCGCCACGGTGCGCTACGTCGAGTACATCGAGAAGTACCTGACCGACGAGTATGCGTTCTTCGTGGACTGCGGGCTGACCTATGACGGCACCCCTGTCACTGCGATCAGCGGACTTGATCACCTCGAAGGTGAGGAGGTCACGGTGCTGGTCGACGGAGCCGTGCACCCGAACCGCACGGTGTCCGCTGGAGCCATCAACCTGCAAGTCGCGGGGTCGGTGGTCAACGTGGGCCTGCCCTACACCGCGACGATCAAGACCATGCCCATTGAAGCGGGCGCAGCAGACGGCACGGCGCAGGGCAAGCAGATGCGGATCAACAACATCGTCATCAAGATGTTCGAGACCGGTCCGGGTCTGTGGTACGGGCCGAACCTGTCGAACATGGACGAGTACGCGATGCGTGGGTCGGCCACCGACATGGATGAACCCGTCCCCCTGTACACAGGCGATACGGATCTGTTGGCCTGGCCCGGTGAGTACGAACAGGGGCCACAGATGCTGATCCAGCACCGCCTGCCCCTGCCCTGCACAGTTGTGGCACTGATGCCTCAACTCCACACCTATGATCGTTAGGCCCTGGACCATGGGTGACACCGTCAAGATCGCCACCCAGCCGGCGCAGCAATACCTGCACCGGATCGTGGATGTGCGGGCCGACTTCACCGAACTGGCGAATCAGGGGCTCGCGTGGACCGCAGAGTCCGAGAATCGGATTCTCGCCATTGCGGGAGTCGAGCCCCAATGGGAGAATCGGGCGATTGCATTCGCGCTGATCTCGGGCGCCGCGGGTCCGTACTTCTGGGCGATACACTCGGCGGTGCGCAACTTCCTGAACAGCACCCCGTACCGGCGCATCGAGGCTACCGTGGACATTGGGTTCGAGCAGGGGCATCGCTGGATCAAGATGCTCGGATTCGAGATCGAAGGGTACATGAAGGCATACCGACCCGATGGGGCCGACATGCTGCTTTACGCGAGGGTTCGATAATGGCTTTCCTGCCCGCTATTGCCACAGCCATGGGTGCCAGCGCATCGACGGTGGCGACACTCGGCACCGTGGGCTCTGTCGCCAGTGCGGTCGGTACTGGGCTCGCTGTCGTGGGCGCAATCCAAGGCGGCAAGGCCGAGGCCAGTGCCGCTCAGTTCAACGCCGATGCCGCACGCCGCGAGGCAGCGTCCCGTGAAGCAGCGCAACGCACCGCGGCACAGCGCCAACTCGGCAGCATCCGGGCCGGCGTCAGCAAGTCGGGCGCCACGATGGAGGGCACCCCGCTCATGGTGCTGTCGGAGTCTGCGGCCAACGCCGAGATCGACGCACTGAACACGCGATACTCGGGTCAACGTGAAGCCGCGCTCTACGAGTCGCGGGGTCGCAACGCCCGCACCGCTGGCTACCTGCGTGCTGGCACTTCACTGCTCACTGGCGCGAGCCGATACCTGTAGGAGGCACGATGCCACGACTCAACTTGTACGAAATGGCGAACCCTTTCAGGGCGCCACGATCCTCGGGTGCCGACTTCGGCGCGGCCCCGGCGCAGGCTCTTGAGGGCTTTGGTGATGAGGCTCTGAAGATCGGTGAGCGCATCCAGCGGCGCGAGGAGAATGCCATCTCAGATAAGGTGTTCGGTGAAGTCAACACGCAGGCCCTGCCTCTCCTGATCGACTTCGAGAAGAAGCACGACATTGCGTTACCGCAGGCGCTCAATGAGTTCCAAGGAGCAATGCAGAAGATCAAGGCGGATGCCCTGTCCAAGGCGACTCTGCGCCCCGAGGCTCGGGCGGCGCTTGAACGACAACTCGACAACCAGATCGTGCAGTACGGCAAGAGCGCCATTGGGATGCGGATCAAGGCCGGCAATGATGCAATGCTCGCACGATTGAATGAGCAGTTCAGCACGGGAGTCAATCAGGTCGGTGCGGCCCCAAGTGCGATGCAGGATGTGATCGACACGAACGTCCGCTTTGTCGAGTCGCGCAAAGACAGCA